AGAGGAATCTTGCTCTTGCTTGTTTGAGATGTAATGCAATAAAAAACAATTATTTTACAAAAGAAGAAATGTTAATCATAGGCAAAATTATCCATGACAAAATTACTTGAGGATTTTACCAAATTCGAATATGAAGGTGGTGTTATTTATAATGGGGATTGTTTAGAAATCATGCCTTTATTTAAAGACAAGTCGGTGGATGCGGTGATTACTGATCCGCCGTATGGAACAATTGCTTGTAATTGGGATGTTGTTATTCCATTGATGCCAATGTGGGACTCTTTAGAACGAATTAGAATGAAATACTCCCCCGTTGTGCTATTTTCAAAAAAGCCTTTTTCTGCTTCTTTGTTGACATCAAACCAAGAAAATTACAAATACGATTGGATTTGGGAAAAATCAAAAGCCTCTGGCTATCCATCGGTAAAACACAGACCTTTGAGCGCACATGAGGAAATTAATGTTTTTTATTCCCACAATTATTTTCCGGTTATGGGAAAGGGAAAACCATACAAGCAACCTAGAAAAAAACAAAATTACGACAACACGATGAATGGCGCTTTTGCTGTTCGGTCAGATGATTACGTTTTTGAGGATAATGAGGGAGATAGGTTTCCCAGGTCTGTTTTAAGATTTAGAAATTCTTATTATGATGATGGCAAACAAGTTCACCCAACTCAAAAACCAGCGTCTCTATTGGTGTATCTTATAAAAACGTATACACAAAAAGGGTGGACTGTGCTTGATTTTGCAATGGGCAGCGGCACAACCGGCGTAGCCTGCGTTCAGACCGGCAGAAAATTCATCGGCATTGAGATCGACCCAAAGTATTTTGAGATAGCCGTCAAGAGAATAAAAGACGCTCAACAGCAAATGAGGCTACCGCTATAAAAACTCGTTCTTGACAAAGTTAGATAAGTAATATATTATTTATGTGGAGGAATAAATGGAAAGCAAATGGAAGCCAGTAAGTGAGAAACCAAAAAAGACGGGGATTTACATTACGAAAAACGTAGACTGTCCCTTTGTAGATAGTGTTGGATTAGCGTTTTTCCAGGAAGAATCAGTCTTGGGATGGATGACTTACGGTCGTCCAGGTCATGTCGATAAATGGATGGAAATACCACCGGAGGAAGAATGATAAAAATCCTCCATTTTGCGGATGCTCACATAGACATGGCGCGGCAAGGAGCACGCGATCCGGAAACCGGTTTACCTGTTCGGGTCATGGACTTTTTAAAGTCCCTTGATTTTATCGCCGAAACAGCCATAAGAGAAAATGTTGATCTGGTTATTTTCGCCGGTGATGCGTACCGTGATCGTACTCCTTCCCCGACCTATCAGCGAGAATTCGCACGCAGAATTATAAAGATGGCTGAAAAAGCACAGGTAATTTTAGTGGTCGGAAATCATGACATATCACCAGCAACTGGCAGAGCACATACCTTGCAGGAATTCCAGACACTGAATCCAGAAAATATCCACGTAATTGATAGACCGTGTATTTTAGGTGCGAAAGAACTTGGTGGGTTAGAGGTACAGGTGATTGGTGTTCCGTGGTTAAATAGGTCTGGAGCCTTTGCTGCTGGCGTTGATCTCGAAGAGGGAATCGAAGACATCATTCATGGTCTTATGGAGCAATTGGATCCAAAACTGCCGGCTATTTTAACAGCTCATGCAACAGTACAGGGTGCTGTTTATAGCAGTGAGCGTAGCGTCATGTTGGGGCGCGATCTTGTTTTATCGAAATATCTACTCAATGATCCGCGGTTAGATTATGTTTCGCTGGGTCATATTCATAATTACCAGAACTTGAACGAAGGAAATCCGCCAATTATTTACCCTGGTTCGATCGAGCGGGTGGATTTTGGCGAAGTAGATGATCGTAAAACCTGTGTTTACGCAGAGGTGGAACGCGGAAATACAAAATACAATGCAATCGATCTTCCCGGAAGGAAATTTATCGACCTATCTTTCGATATCAAAACTCGCGAGGACATTCAGAAAATCGAAATTCCGGATGTTGAAGGAGCAATGTTCCGATTGGTGCTTAATTATCCGAAGGAACTAGAACCATTAATTGACGAAATAACCATCAGAAAACAAGCCGAAGGAGCTTTTGGATTTCATCTGGTCAAGAGACCAGTCATTGAACAGAGAATGAGAATCCCGGAAGGGCACAACGTGGCTAACATGACTCCCATGGAGTTGCTGCAGGTCTATTGGGAAGTAACCGGCGTTGAAGAAACCGAGGAACTTAATAGGCTTGCTAAGGATATATTTGAGAAAGTGGAGGAATAAATGAACAAAAAAGAACTGACTAAAATTTTGAACGACCATAAAAAATGGTTGAACGATGATGGTGGAACGCGCGCAGACCTCACGGGCGCAGTCCTCACGGGCGCAGTCCTCACGGACGCAGACCTCACGGGCGCAGTCCTCACGGGCGCAGACCTCACGGACGCAGACCTCACGGGCGCAGTCCTCATGGGCGCAGTCCTCACGGACGCAGTCCTCACGGACGCAGTCCTCACGCGCGCAGTCCTCACGGACGCAGACCTCACGGGCGCAGACCTCGATTACTCTTGTTGGCCGCTCTGGTGTGGATCAAAAAACGCAAAAGTCGATGCAAAGATTGCCGCTCAGTTAGCCGCGCATTTTTGCGCACTAGATTGTGATGACAAGGATTATCAAAAGGCACGAAACGCTATCCTTAAGTTTGCACAGACCAGCCACAGAGCAGTAGACTTGGGACTAGTGGAGGAAAAATGAACAAAGAAGAGGCACTAAAAATATTAGAAACCGCCCCTAAAGACGGCAAAACAAGTCGTGTGAATATAAATTTCACAACCGCAAAAATCACAGAAATTATATATAACTCCGTTGTTGCTCTTCCAGATGGAAAAAAACTTTCGCCACTACACGAAAAAAGAGTGTGGCAAGCGGTAAAAAATCAACGGAGACCAAAATATGATCCCTCGTAAACTCACCCTTGAAGGTTTCCTCTCCTACAGCCAGAAATCAGAAATTGATTTCTCCGCTTTGGACGTAGCCTGTATCTCTGGTCAAAACGGAGCCGGCAAATCCTCAATCTTTGATGCCATGACCTGGGCGTTATTCGGAAAAGCTCGCAAGAATGATGATGCGCTGATCAATAATAAATCCGAGGAAGCGCAAGTGGTTTTCGAATTTGGCTATGAAAACGAAGTCTACCGGATCGACAGATCCAAAAAACGCGATGAAACCGGTGTACTGGAATTTCAGATCCTCGCAGGCGAGAAATGGAAACCGCTCACCGAGGCGACTATGCGAGCCACTGAAGCACATATCCAAAATGTATTGCATTTGGATTACGATACGTTCATCAACTCGGCTTTCTTCCTGCAGGGGAAAGCGGATATGTTCGCGCAGCAGACACCGGCAAAAAGAAAAGAGCTTTTGAGTAACATCCTGGGGTTAGAGGTTTGGGAAACATACCGGTTAGAACTATCCGGTAAAAGACGCGCGGATGAAGACGAACTAAAATCTAGCCAAACCATGATCGCGGAAATAGATAAGACTTTGGAAAAGGAACCTGAAACCGAAACCAGCCTGAAATTAACTGAATCCAATCTCGAAAGCAAACTGGAACTTAAAAAAAACAAGGAAGAAAAACTTGCCGATCTAAGAGCTAATGCAGAACTGGCGAAGTCCGCCAGTGAGAGAATGCAAAAACTAAGAGAGCTGATCACGCAGAAACGAACCAAGGTCGATGAAATTCAGAGAACTTTAGAGACCAGAAAACAGGAACTAGCTTCCGGGGAGGAACTGTTTTCAAGGGCGGAAGAAATCAAAACTGCTTATCGGGGCTGGGATGAACTGAATAAACAACTGGAACTCATGAACCAAAAGTCTAGTGCTTATCAGAAACTTTTCGAACAAAAATCGAAAGTCTTGATTGTAATTGAATCCGAGAAGTCAAAACTTGAACAGGAGATCAGGCAATTGGAAGAAGCCAAGCAAGAGCAGGAAAAAGCTCTTGCTGAAATACCTGAACTGCAAAGGCAAATTACTGAATCCGAGGAGATCATTGAAGAAATTAATTCAGTGCTTGTTATTCTCCCGGAAAAAGAAGAAGAACTTGAATCTTTACGGTATGAAGAATCAAAACTGAACCTCGAAAATGAGGGACTCAGGATCAAAATGAATGAGATCAAGGCGAGCATGGAAGCATTCGTAAAAATCGGTTCCCAATGCCCGACCTGTTCACAACCGTTGGACGAAGCCAAAAAAGCCGAAATCATAGCGGAACATACAAGAAATGGTACAGAATACGGAAATTCCTACCGTATTAATGCGGATTTAATCAAGAGAAACGCAGAAAATCAAAGAATTTTACAAGAAACCATCAGGGAAATCCGAGAAAAGCAGGCTGAACTTAACCGACATAATAATGTACTGGGGCAACTAAAGCAGAAACACGAAAATCTTTTATCGGTACGGTATGATGAATCGAAACTCGCTACAATCAAGGATATGCTGGAAAGAAAAGAATTTGCACTTGGTTATCAAAAAGAGCACTCCGACATCGAAAAAGAAATTATTATCCTTGACTATTCTCCGGAGAAACATCAGGATTTATCACAGAGAGAACAGCAATCCCGGGAAGCCAAAGAAGATTATCGGAAACTTGAAAATTTACAATCAGCCATTGAACCACTGAAGCGTGAGATTAAAAGTATTGAAGAAAATTTGCTGTCTATTAACGATGAAATCACCAGCCATAAATCAGAACTTGAAGAGATAGAAAAAGTATACAACGAAAAACAGCTTGATTTGGATGCGGCGCAAAATACAGAAAATGAATTGATCGCTATCCAGTCAGAAATCGACCAACTGCAGCAAAGTGTCGGGGCACTAAGACAGGAACTGGCGAACTTCGCCAGTCAGAAATCACGCAAAGAAAGCATCGAGGAATCTCTTTCCGAAATCCGAGGAAAGATCGCCAACATGAAAATAGTAGAAGGCTCTTTCGGGAAAGACGGTGTACCAGCTCTCCTGATCGAGCAAGCTCTTCCAGAAATGGAAAGCCAGGCGAATGAGATTTTAGACCGTTTGAGCGGCGGAACCATGTCTGTGGCTTTTGCAACCGAGCGGGAGTATAAGGATAAAAAGAGGGACGATAAAAAGCAAACTCTTGATATACTTATAAATGACTCAAACGGAATGCGAGAGTATGAATTATTTTCCGGCGGGGAAGCATTCAGAATTAACTTCTCAATTCGCATGGCACTATCAAAGTTTCTCGCAAACCGCGCCGGAGCAAGATTACAGACTTTGGTAATTGATGAGGGTTTTGGATCCCAAGATTCGGAAGGCAGGCAAAAATTGATCGAGGCAATTAACTTGATCTCAAAGGACTTTTCGAAAATCTTGGTTATAACTCACCTTGAAGAATTGAAGGACGCATTTCCTTCCAGGATCGAGGTACAAAAGGTGGGAGGAAGCTCCGTGGTGGAGGTGATGGCATGAAGATTAAGCTTAATTTAAATGGCAAACAAAATCATGCAAGCGTTTTTGGAAATCATGGAGGAAGAAAGATGAAGATTCATTACAGAAAAGACCTTGATAGTCCAGATAAGATAATTCATGATGTTTTATATATCGATGTTATCGATGGGAATGAACCCGTGAATGTGGTGCTCAGGAATGGGAAGGAATTGAAAATCCGGCTTGATAGGATTGAAGCTATATTGGATGATGAAATAGCGGAGAAGGAGAAGAAAGAATGAACACTAAGATACCAGCTATAGCGTTTCATCCTGGAACACATGTGCTTGATGAAATGCACGCAAGAAATTGGACATGTAAAACTCTCGCCAATAAATCTGGATTACCAATAGAAGAATTAAAAGAACTTATTGTCGGAGAGATTGTATAAAACCCCCCATTCTGGAATTGATTGGATTGGGAATGAAAGACTGCATGAAGACCTTGTAGAGAAATATTCGCAGAAGAAAGAAGAGGAAGAATGAAAGACAGAAAGATGGTCATGTGCGTCGAATTCTGGGGCGATTCATGGGTGTTTACCCTAAACCCATTTACGCACAAGCCCGATATGCCAGCCAGTATGATTGGGATAAGTACGGAATTCGCCAAAGAAATCAGCCAGGTTTATGAATCATTAACTAAATCTGAGAGACTGTACTGTCCTAGATGCGGAAAGCCATTATTTGTCGGTCTTGATATAAAGACAAGTAAGCCAACATACGTTACGTGTGTTCAAAACAGAACAGGCGCAAACAAATGCTTTTATGGCACAGATTACGAGCAGTATTTGTCCGATTTGAAAGAAGCTACCGGGAGTATTTCTGATGATAAGGAGGACAGATGACATTCCAAAAACTTATTCTCGTCGGTAGGCGTCGAGCTTGGCGTTTTCACAATTACCTTGTAAAAAAGTATCCTGAGGAAGAATGACAAACATTCATAGAAAGAAGATAACTTTTCCGCCAATTACTATTCCAGTAGCAGATGCTCAAATTAGCTTGCAGGTTACGAAAGAGCTTGAGCAGCATTTTGCGGAAGAGATATATAAACCCATTATCGTTTTCGATTATGAAAAGAAAGATGCGGAAGAATGCCAGAAAAAATGATACGCTCGGATTATGGAAAAAACAGAGTCGTGATGAGTGGGGATGATTATGGACACGAACGCGGCTACTGCGATAATCACAATAAAAGCGAGAGCAAATCTCGGCGCAAAATGTCTGCCAAAAGCAGAAAGATAAATAGGAGTAAATAATGGATGATAGAAAAGATTTTTCTGTCTTTGTGTCTATGGTGCCGTCTGAAATTGATAACGAACTGATCCAGATGGGCGAAGGCGGTACAGAGAGGTCGTTTCGCATAGGCGAAATAGCTAACCAGCTTGCTGAGGCAGGACGCAATATCAAAAAAGATATTGTCTACGCGTATGTAGCCTCCAGGTGTGGAGAGGCAAAACGCACGGTACGAGAATTTGCCGAAACCGAGATATTCTTTCATGGAAAATGGCGATCATATGAGATACTGTCCTATAACCATTTCCGGCAGGCATTTAAGCACCGCAAAACAAACTGGGAAGAAATGCTTATGTGGGCTGTTGAGCAGATTGACGAAAAAGGCGTTCCTGCGCCGGTAGATTCTATGGTGGCGAATTTCGCCACCCCCAAGGAAAACAAACCGGATCCCATTGAGAAACTTGTTAAACGTCTTGATAATTTGATCGATGACATGATGGTAGTGGTGAGTCCAACAACGAGCGCAAAAATATGGGAAAAAGGGCAGGAAATAATTAAGTTAGTTACAGGAAAAGAAGAAGTGGTATAATAGTGATGTCTTTTCATTTCCCTCCTTTTTGTGGGTACCCCCTGAACCAGGCAGGGGGTATTCCGTTTAAGCATTTGAAAATTAAGACTTTCGAAAATCCACTTAAAAATTCGTGTATATTGGCGAACTCCGCCAATTAAAAAGCCCTGCATTCACAGGGCAATTTGAAAATTCAGATTTTTATCCTCCAACCGTTCCTGACCCCCCTTCCGTCCGGATACAGTTTTTTAGCCGCATTCAAAGCTTCCTCGCGCGTTGGGTATACAGTGCCATTATCCATTTCGTTCCCTTTTTTATCGGTCAACGTAAATCCACCCCCAAACTGCGGGGTCGGGGAAACGGTTATATGTGTTGGCGGTCTGCCGCCAAGTTTCCCATTCTCCCGTGAGGCAGCTGCTTTTTTCTCGGATGTTATTTTTCCAAGGATTGCAGCGGCGGCAGAAATATCCGTCCCTAACTGCTCGTTAATGATCTGCGCCAACAACCAGGCGGCGTCATCCTCTTCATTCCCAAAATCCGGGAAGATATCGTTAAGGTCGTGGCATTCAAAAATCATGTTAGTTTCGTGCTCGCGCGCAACAGTCTCATATGTGCTGCGCGGATCACAGTGATAGGTGTCAAGTGCGCCAAACCATAGGTCCTGATATATCACTGCGTCCTCGTTCCAGTCAGGTAGTTTTTCGATCATGCGTTTGATCGCGTCGTACAAAGATTTTGCGTTCATTTCATCCTCCATTTGAAAATTTGACCATTTGAAAATTCGTATATTTCTGAGATCTAGTTGCCAACTGTAGCCAGCGCGTAGCAGGAGATCCAAAAAATGAACCCCAAAATTGTAAGGGATGCCACGACTATCATCCCGCATCTCAACAGTGTAATAAGATCATTTTTATCCATTTCAAACCTTTCTCCCGGTGTATGTCCCCGCCGGTAGGGAGTAGTATTATTGAGCAATAGCGTTATTGATGAGCTCTTGCGCTGTTTCAGAAAAGATATCTTCAAATCTAGATTTCGCTTCTTCCATGTCGTCGACCAAGGCGTTCATTTCATCAGCGTTGAAGTAATTTTCTGATTTTGCAGATGCAATCTCTTCTGCATCTAATGACGACAAGCACTCTTCTATGTAACACCTCGTGTCCGCATCGAAGCGAATGCGGTCGCCCATTGATGTTAATAAACGATATTTTGTGTCCATTTCATTCTCCTTTTTTTGGTTTATTTGACAGGTAATACTTTTACTGTATATTCTTTTCTTTCAAAATCAAGCATATTTGTTTTTCCTTTCAGCTGAAAAAATGATTGAAGAGAAATTTTTTCTTCATTATTTTTATTGAATATTGCGAAGCGAAGATTAGATTGTTTGATTGCTTCATCTCCAGCAATCCATCTAGCATCATTTGTTCCAGCATTGATAACAAAATTATATCCATCAACGTTTCCTGTGCCGATTCCCTGCTCGCGATCGCGAGCGTCAACAAATGTAGCTTTTGAGTTGGTTAGTTTCTCTACTTTGTAAATCATTTCCAATTGTGCTTCCCTTGCGCTTGTGTTCATTTCGTTTTCTCCTTTTTTTGTTGCTTGATTATCTATATTATACAACCTAGCGTTGGGTTTGTCAATATGACAAATGTCATAGATTTTATGTTCTACTAATTTGGCGAACTCCGACATAAATGGTATAATGGAGATACTCTCTACGAGAGTTGAGTTCCTCCACGGGTCGCTCCTATCACGGGGCGACCTATCTTTTAATGCTATAATTACGTTAAAATTGCGCAAAATGAGACCATTTAAATGGACGAAAAGAAAAAGCGAAGTTGCCATACTGCTGGCTGATGGATACACGATCCGTGAGACATCCGAGATAACCGGGGTGCCAACGCGCACGATTGATTTTTGGAAATCTCATATCGAGTATCAGACAGAGATTGACCGATTATCTGTGATGGTCGGTCTGGCTAATCGTGCGGAGCGATTACGCCTCGCAAAAAAAATCATGCGCAAGCTAGCGCAGGAAAAAACCCCCACTCAGAAGGATTTGCTGGAATGGATGAAATATGCACAATCGGAAACCGATGGTATCAAACTCGACATTGCCTCCCTCGTTGACGCTGCCGCATCTGTGGCCGGAGGCGGATCTGCTGGAGATGAGCCGCAGGACGATAGCAAAAAATAAAACGTTTGCCAGAACGTATAGAGATGATCCAGTATCGTTTGTCCACGATTGCATTAAATGGCCGCCCGGACAATCCCCATCATTTTATCAGGATGAAATTTTATCTTATTTCCCAAGCCACCGGCGTATAAGCGTGCGCGGCCCACACGGGTTGGGGAAAACAGCTCTCATGTCGTGGATAATTTGGTGGTATGCCCTCACGCGGGACGGCGAGGACTGGAAAATTCCAACAACCGCTAGTGCGTGGCGACAGTTAACAAAATTTTTGTGGCCAGAAATCCATAAATGGGGGCGATTGCTGGATTGGGAAAAAATTCAGCGAGAACCACCTACGCAAAAAAAGGAATTGCTTGATCTGTCATTAAAATTAACTACCGGTGAGGCATTTGCGATGGCATCTGATAATTCTGCTCTCCTAGAGGGTGCTCACGCTGCAAACTTGCTATACATTTTTGATGAGTCAAAAACTATTCCCCCCGATACCTGGGACAGTGCAGAGGGTGCGTTTTCGACGGGCGATGCCATTTGGTTGGCCTGCTCTACACCTGGTGAGCCTAATGGACGATTTTACGATATCCAGTCCCGCAAACCTGGTTATGAGGACTGGTATGTGCGACATGTTACCGTAGATGAGTGTATCAAAGCCGGTCGTATATCCCCCAATTGGGTTGAGGATCGCAAACGACAGTGGGGTGAGGGATCAGCAGTCTATCAAAACCGTGTGTTGGGCGAGTTTGCCAGCAGCGATGAGGACGGAGTTATCTCTCTGGCATGGATTGAGCGCGCAAACCAACGTTGGTTAGAGTGGCAAGAGAGACCACGCGAGTTTGGCGATTTTGTGGGAGTGGGTTGCGACATTGGGCGGAGCGGGGATGATAAAACAGTGCTGGCATTGAGGCATGGAGACAGTATCTCAGAGTTGCGCCGCTATGCCAAGGAGGATACCATGCAGACCGCGGGACGGATCACAGGTATTATGCGCGCAGAGCAACGAGGCATAGCCGTGATTGATGTGATCGGGATTGGAGCCGGTGTATATGACAGATTAAGGGAGACGGGTGTTAATGCATCTCCTTTTAATGCAGCGGAAAAAACAAATGCGAAAGATAAAAGTGGGGAACTCATGTTTGTAAATAAACGCGCGGCTGCCTGGTGGGGGTTGAGGGAACGTCTGCAGAACGATGAAATCGCATTACCTCCCGATGATAAATTGACCGGAGACCTCACATCCCCCAAGTGGCGGGTTATGTCCGGTGGTAAAATACAGATAGAGAGTAAGGATGATATTAAAAAACGGCTTGGTCGATCAACAGATGATGGAGACGCTGTAGTGATGGCATTTTTTGATGACGATCGACCAGCAGCAAAAGCACGATCATGGAGCGGATATGATTAACAAAAAAGTAAATGGACTAGTTACCCCAATAGTTGGTGATGATCCGGCGCGGGCGGACATTAAACTGGCGTTTGAGACGATTGACGGAAAGCACAAAAAACTGGATACGTTGTTTAGTTACTACGATGGCCCGCAACCTCTCGTGTACTCGACCGAGAGATTAAGAAATACTTTCGACAAAATCAATGCACACTTTGAGATTAATTGGATGTCGGTCGTTGTGGATGCAGCTCTGGACCGGCTGCAATTAACTGGTTTTACTACGCAGGATGAGAGTATAGATCAAAAACTAAAAGATATTTTTGATAGATTGCATATTGATCTTGAGGCGGATGATGCGCATGCAGCGAGTCTGGTTACCTCACAGTCCTATGTGATTGTTTGGAAACAGGACGATGAGGTCGTACTCTACTACAATGACCCCCGCATGTGCCATGTGTTTTACGAGGACGCCGACCCACGTAAGAAAAGATTTGCTGCAAAAAAATTCGAGCGAGAAGATAAGAAAAATGAGATCACGCTCTATTATCGGGACCGGATCGAGCATTGGGTAACGGACAAAAAAGACCCGGGGGAATCATCTTATAAACTGGAAAACACAGAAGAAAATGGATTCAATGTCATTCCTGTTTTTGATCTACGTTCTCCAGGTGAGATTTTTAAAGTGCTTACTTCCCAGGACGCAATTAATAAACTCTTTGCGGATATGATGGTGGCAGCCGAATTTGGCGCATTTGTGCAGCGTTATGTAATTTCTCAATCTGATCCAGGCAATCTAAAAAATTCGCCCGGTCAGGTATGGTGGATACCAGCAGGCGATGGAGCCGGGCAGGACGCCAGCATAGGGCAGTTCTCCTCGACCGATCTAGGTAACTATCTGGACGCCATGGATAAGATAGCAAACTACATCGCGATCATCACCAGGACCCCAAAACATTATTTTATGAGCTCCGGCTCAAACTTGAGCGGAGAGGCACTGGTGGCCATGGAAGCGCCGCTGGTTAAAAAATGTCAGAAAAGGCAAAAGCAATTCCAGGCGCAGTGGCAGGATATTGTTTCATTCATCGCGCAACTCTCCGGCCTGCAGGTAGCTCCTGATGATGTAACCTGTTTGTGGGAGCGTGTGGAGAGTGTACAGCCGAAAACGGAAGCGGAGACAATGGAGAAAAGCATTAATTCTGGTATCCCGCTGGAAATTTATCTAAAACGCAATGGTTGGACGGAAGAAGAGGTTAATGAGATCATTAAAATCAACACCGAGAAACAAGGTAAGTTATTGGATTTGATGAACAGTAAAACCGCAAATAAGGAAAAGGACGAAAATGCCGTACCAGATCAAGAAAATGGGTAACCGGTATTGTGTTGTAAAACCAGGTGGAGAGGTAATCAAATGCCATCCTGCCGAAGCGGAGGCTAAAAAACATCTGAAGGCTTTGTACGCGAATGTGAAGGATGCTAAAAAATAGTGCTGACATCCGACTACCTGGACACCCTGCCCGACAATATTGTTGATCTCTACGAGAGCTTCCAGCAGTCAGTCGTCAATGACATCGTCAGGCGTCTTATCAAACTGGGATCCCCGACCGCGACCGCCGTGTGGCAAATGCAGAGGCTAAGTGAGGCAGGTTTTCTCTACGAGGACATTATTAAAAAAATATCATACCTCACTGATATGTCAGAAACGGAGCTGAAAAGACTATTTAACGAAGCCGGTGTGAAATCCATGACTTTTGACGATTCGATCTACATTAAAGCCGGAATGAAACCATTACCATTGAATCAGTCCCCAGCCATGCTAGATGTGATGCGCGCTGGGTTGGAGCGTACAGCCAATACCCTAAGAAACCTTACCTTGACCACTGCCATAACCGGACAAACAGCTTTTATCAATGCCGCCGATCTGGCATATATGCAGGTAGCGACAGGCGCGTTTTCATACAGTGCAACCATCAAACAAGCAATCAAGGATATTTCCAGCAAGGGCATTACAGTCATTGATTATGCCAGCGGGCGACAGGATCAGTTAGATGTGGCAGTTAGAAGGACGGTGCTCACGGGGATAAATCAAACAGCTGGGCGGTTGACAGAAAAGCGTGCGGACGAGATGGGTACAGACCTTGTACAGACCAGCGCGCACTTAGGAGCGCGGAACAAAGGAAACGTCCCTGAAAATCATGAGTTATGGCAGGGACGCGTGTTCTCGCGCTCCGGTACCCATCCGAAATACCCTGATTTTTATAAAATAACTGGTTATGGGACGGTTACTGGACTTCTTGGAATAAATTGTAGGCATTCATACTATCCATTTTTCGAAGGTATTTCGGAGAACACATACAGGGAAGCAGATCTGCAAAGTTACGCCAATAAAACCGTTACTTACCAGGGTAAGGAAATCAGCTTTTACGAAGCTACCCAGAAACAGCGAGCCATAGAGCGCAAAATCAGGGATTGGAAACGCCAAGCCAGCGCATTGGAAGCCGGCGGGTTTGATAACACAGAAGCTATTGGCAAAGTTCGCCAGTGGCAGGGAGTGATGAGAGATTTTGTAAACCAAACAGAACTTGTTAGACAGAGAAACAGGGAGCAGATATGAGGAAAGATGCTGGAATGTGGTTTGGATGTAAAAAATGTGGATATATTGCAGAAAAGAACGAAGAGCAAAGCAATATAAATTGGGATGTTTATGATCGTAAGCCGTGTCCTAAGTGTGGAGAAATTATGAAGTTGAATTTTGGAGATCCAATAGAAGGGAATCATGAAGAAAAAATGGAGCCTAAAACCAGTTGAAGTTTGGTGGAGAGATAGCACCACCCTAAAAACATATTGGAAAGATTTTGCTGACGGGATCAGTGATGCAAGAGATGTCTGTCTCTCGCAAAGATCAGTAGGTATGCTGGTCGAAAAGAATAAGAATAGAGTTATTATTTCGCAGTCCATTGGAATTGACGGAAAAAATATTTTCGGACAAATGGGCGGATTCTTGATTATCCCACGGGAAGCAATTATCGAAATAAGGAAACTGAAGATAAAATGAAAAAAGAATGGTATTTTTTAATGTCGTACGGCGATCCAGATAGTGAAACATCCGGCGGATTTGGTGATCTGGTCGGGATTTATGGAACCTTATCAGAAGCGGAGGCAACACTCGAAAAAATAGAGGAAACCTGGTTCAAAAAGAGATATGGCGATTCTGTGATGGGAAATTGGAGCTTGTAAAAAGTGAATAAAGAATTCAAATCCTTTTTAAATCTTTTATATTCGCTGTGTAAGCAGTTTGTGGCATGGTATGATAGGGAGATAAAAGGAGGATGAGATGGCAAAAGATAAAACTATAGATTTAACTATTTTGAACACTGAAGAATTGTTAGCGCTATGGTTAAAAAGTTTACATAATTAATGTTATAATCTAAATACAGTGCCACATCTTCGGATGGGACACAATAGATAAAGTGGGACTACGGCCACGCTTTCGGAGAAATCCGATTGTGTGGCTTTTTGTTATAGGCGAGACGCCGGAAAGGTTTAGCGAGATGCTAAAAGAATTATTCAGAACCAATTTTTTCTACGAAGCTGATGGAAAAGGCGGGGGAGCCGCCGATCCAAGTAAGACTGATCCTAATGGCGGAGGCGCAGGAAGTGCCGAGCCCGATCTAACCGATCAGCCAGAGACCTTCGATACCTGGTTGGAAGCCCAGCCAGAGGACGTAAAAACGAAGGTCGCAGAACTTTACAATAAGAACGTTTCAGGATTAAAGTCTGCCCTGCAATCAGAGCGAGACGAGAAAAAAGGTCTTTCGACACAGCTAAAGGAGCTCTTGCCGAAAGCCGAAAAAGGAAGCGAGCTTGAAAAACAGTTGACCGAGATGGCCAACAAAGCAGAATCTGCAGAACGGAGAGCGTTATTCGCAGAAGAGGCAATCCAGCCGGAGATCGGCTGCCGAAATATCAAAGCTGCTTTCGCTATCGCAATCGCAGAAGAACTATTCGACAAGCGTGGAAATCCTGAATGGGAAAGAATTAAAACCGCTGCACCGGAACTATTCGGAACGGCAAACGCAAATGCAAATGCCGGAGCTGGAACAAATAGAAATCAGCTAGTAAAAAAGGATATGAATGCCTTTATCCGAGAAGCGACCGGTCGGCAATAACAGGAGTATAAAAAATGCCTTACAATTCATTAATTAGTCGCACCGATGCCACCCCCATGATCGGGGAAGAAGTCATCGATGCATTTCTCACCGAGGTAGCCGGAGCCAATCCATTGATGCAGATGGCACGCCGGTTGCCGAACATGACCAAAGCGCAGGCACGTCTGCCTATCTGGCAGGCTCTACCGACCGCTTATTTCGTTAACGGTGATACAGGTCTCAAACAAACCAGCGATGTAAGTTGGGAAAATAAATATATTGATGCCGAAGAGCTGGCCGTTATTGTGCCCATCCCCGAAGCCGTGCTTGATGACAGTGATTACGATATCTGGGCACAGGCCAAACCAGAACTATTGAAAGCTTTCTCAAAAGCCATCACTCAAGCCGTTCTTTATGGCACCAACATCCCCGCTACTTGGACGACTGATTTGGGAGCTGCCGGCATTGTAGCTGGCGCAAACTCCGCAGGCCATGTGATCAGCGCGGCAAATTATACCGATCTTTACGAAGCGATCTTGGGTGAAAAAGAAGACGGAACCGATGGTCTGTTCATGCTGACCGAAGCAGATGGTTTCATGGTAACAGGCAATATGGCGCATATATCACTCAAAGGTAAACTTCGCAATGTGCGCGATACAGAAGGACAGCCGATCTTTAAACCCAGCATGCAGGATGCAACGCAATACGCTCTGGATGGCACACCAATTCAATTCCCAGATGATGGCAGCATGATAGCGGCTTCTTCTCTGCTTATTTCGGGTATGTGGTCGCAGCTTGCTTATGCCATGCGCCAGGACATCACTTGGAAGATTGCCGATCAAGCAGTTATCCAGGATGCATCTGGTAATGTCGTTTACAACCTGTTCCAACAGGACATGGTTGCCTTGCGCGGTGTGATGCGCTTAGGTTTCGCACTCCCCAATCCCATCAACCGCATGAACGAAACCGAAGCTACCCGCTATCCATTCGCGGTATTAACGGCATAGGAGGTATAAAAATGGGACTTTATCCAAAAAATATTCGGGAATACCTTGATTTACAGGGTATTCCTTATGGACCGGATAGCGAAGCCTATCTGGTAGACGAGGTAAGTGGATCGGATTCGAATCCAGGTAAAACCTTTGAATCTCCGCTTGCCACGATCGTTGAAGCCGAAGATAAAACTACTAGTGATCAGAATGACACTATCTTCATGCTGCCGGGTGACACAGCCGAAGCACCGGCAGCTACCATTGCTTGGGATAAGGATTATGTTCACCTGATTGGTTTGGGTGGCGATCTGCCAGGAATGGGGCAGCGTTGCAGAATTGAAGCTGGCGCAGATGTTGATATTAGCCCAGTTCTAACCGTTTCCGGGCAAGGATGCATCTTCAAGAATCTGAAAATCACCAACATGAAGGACGCCAACACCGACAGCGGCTGCGTTTTGGTTTCTGGAAACAGGAACTACTTCAAAAACGTGTTCTTTGGCGGCATGGGGCATGCAACCCCAGCGGCACGTGCGGGATCCTATTCACTTAGTGTGAGTGGCCATGAAAACTACTTCGAAAACTGCGTAATTGGATTGGATACTATTTTACGGGCGGCCGCAAATGGCGAATTGCTCTTGAGTGGTGCTCATAACCACTTTAAAAACTGCCAATTCCAATCATATTCGGAAACGCAGGGAAAATTCATGGTGATCGTTACCAATGGCGATGATCTACGCTACAACACATTTGAAGACTGTTTGTTCATCAACCATTCGGAGAACTGGGCTACTACCCTTACGGATGTATTCAGTCTGCCCGCTGGTGCTCCAACTTACAATATCGTGATGAAGGGCAATAACATCATGGTTGGATTTACTGGATGGGCTGACAATCTCACGCACATGCACAGTGCTGCTGGTGCACCTAATACCGGATTTGGCATTGCTGTCAATCCGGCAGCTTAAGGAGTAAATAAAATGACTATTGCTAAAGATGAAGAAGGACGCGGATTCTTAACGATTGACCTGACTGGTGCCGCATCCACTGCTAACGGTGGATTGGGCGAATTTCTAAACCCGGAAGGCGTTGATCTGCTGATCACGCGATCCTATATTTATTTTGCGACCGGCTCGACCGGCGCAGCCAATCTTGATGTTGGCGTAGCGGACACAGGCGTGAAAGGTACTGACATTCTAAGCACTTTCGCAGTTCTTCAAGATACCGTTGGCGGGAAGGCATTTAATTGCCAGGCAGTACCAGCCAACGAAACCGAAGAAGCTGTTATCTGGGAAGATGATGAATACATCACCTTCACCGGCTCCGCGACCACGGTAGGAATGGCTGCAAAGCTATTCTTGGAATATGTGCGCCTAACCTAACAATAATTTGGAGGGGGAAACCCCTCCAAAGGAATTACTATGACAGCTACAGATGCCCAGATTGCCCAGGTGCGTAGGATGGTGGCTGAACCAACCACGGATACATACAGCGATGATCTTATTGCCGATTACATTGAAAAGTATCCGCATATTGACGAACAAGGCGAACGCCCGTACACACTTTCAAGCGATGCTCCGCCTATTCAGGTCGCAAATACAAATTGGATTCCTACCTATGACCTTCATGCCGCCGCAGCGGATATTTGGGAAGAAAAAGCTGCTGTACCAGCGCAGGATTTCGATTTCTCTGAAGATAATATCGGGTCTTATAAGCGTTCCCAGGTCTACGAGCAATATATGAAACAATGCAGATTCCATAGAGCTAGGAGAATGCCATCAACCACAGCACTTATCAAAGACCCGGAAGAGACTAAAAGTTTGCCATGGATAGCTAATTTACCGGAAGATGATTAATGAGAGACTTAACCGCTACCGAACGTTCCAGGATGGCTTCCGTAGTAGATAGTGCATTCGATTATATGAATGTGAATACCGGAATTACTATCTACAACAAATACATTGTGAATAGCAAGGAAGCTTATCAACGCACGCAGGTTACAGATATTGAATGGCAAAGTCGCAAGGGGTCAAATGTCATCGCTACTGGCGGAAATATAGCCGCAGATGCTGCAAAGATCGTTATTCCAGTCGTGCGGGGGACGAATTATCTTGCTCCAAAGGCGTGGCAGGCACTGGTATCTAAAACTGGTAAATGGACACTCCAGATCGGAGATTTTATTGTAAAAGGCTTAATTACTGATGAAATCCATGACCTAATCCCAGAAATTCCAGGGCCTCCGGTTATCCCGGCCGTTCCAGCTTTTACTATAACTAATTTAAAAGCCAAGTATGACGATGTGCTTTCAATTTCTTCTGTAGATCTAAAAGACGGCGGCAGCCAATTACTGGAACGTTGGGAGGTTGCAGCAAAATGAAAATCCGGACCTATCGCGGAAAGATAATCATTAAGAATGGAAAAGCTGAATTAATTTGGAATAATTACTTCTGGACGAAATGGCACAGGAAATATTCCGAAGCGCAAAAAATGGTTGATTCGGAGATTCTTCGTTTGTGTGAACCATATATTCCATTACAGACATCCATGTTAGTGAAATCAGGAATCCTTGGAACTAAGATAGGCAGCGGTTTGGTTCAGTGGATTGCCCCTTATGCCAGATTCCAATACTATGGAAAGGTTATGGTTGGCGTGGATTCCCGTAGCGCGTGGGCAAAACGCGGAGAAAAGAAAGAAGTAATAAATAAAAATCTAGTCTATCATGGCGGTGGCGTACGTGGGTCATTTTGGTTTGAGCGTATGAAAGCGGTGAATAAAGATTCTATTGTATCGCATGCGCAAAGGATCATTGACAAATGAGCATAATAAGCGCGCTACAGACTTATATCAAAACGTACAGCGATCTAAAAACAGGTGCTCCGGTATGGGTTGATTATCTTGGATTAACACCTACTGAATACGCGATCATTCCATTACCAGGTGCGCGCATTGTAGAAAGTTTCATTGATGGATCAAGTATTAGAGAATATCCATTTGCGCTCCAGAGCACAGAAAGCACCGCAGATGATCTGGAACGATTGGAAACGAATGGCTTTTTTGAGGCTTTCGCCGATTGGCTCGAAAGTCAATCAGAGAGCGATGTCTTACCAACGCTGGATAGTGGACAATCTGCCATAAAGATAGAGGCCACCGGTTGGGGCTATTTATTTGAGCAGGGAGAATCAGAAACTGGAATATACAATATCCAGTGCATGTTGCAGTACGAAGAAGAGGCTTAATGGATATAAACAAATTCAAGAATATTCATAAAGGTGGAACGATCCTTTTAGTTGGTAATGGAGAAAACCTAAAAGACACTCCACCAGAGAACTTTGATTACCCATCTATCGGCATGAATACCATCTGTCTATATGATGGGTGGAAGCCAGATTATTTTGTGGCGGTTGATAGGCGCGTATGGCATGAGTTTGGATCAATAATCGAAAATAAATTTGAAGACATTCCCAAATTCATACCTACTCCCAAGATGCTGAGATGGCGTGGAAAAAACTTCTATCGATTCCGCAACAGACCAGGCCCCCTTTATCCAAAAGGAAAAGAGAATGTATGGCAGGAAATCAACGAAGAAACGCCTGTAACTTGGGGCAATGTCATGCACGTTGCCATTAAATTGGCTTATTTCATGGGCGCAAAAACCATCCTTATCATCGGCATGCAACACAAGCCCCATAACGCCATGGCTCATTTCTGGGGAAACGATGAAAAAATGACCCCGGATTCTGTGCCAATAAACAATGTTTTCAAGGGCTATAAACAATTGGTCGATGGATTACATTCTCATAACGTGAAAATATTTAACATTAGCGAGGACACTTATGTTCCAGAAGACATTATCCCGCGAGATAAAGTAAAAAATTGGACGAAAAAATCTAAAGAAATAAAGGAGTTAGAAGATGACTAAACAAAAAAGAAGTACAATTGCACATTTTATCAATTCAACACCAGATGAAACAGCGGACACGTGGGAGTTGCTGGGTCCAGGAATCAATAGCCTTGTAATGAACTACAACGCCAATGTTGTGAGCGAAACACCAATTCATCAGGACACCGCCAATACTTCCGTTGAAAGCTATGCCCCAACAATCCCGGTGGAACAATATGTTTATCCGGGAGATGATGCTTATGACTACATTGATAGTCTTAGGCAGGCGGGTCCTGCAACGTTTGCGGATGCAGAAACAGAGATCGTAGAGGTTCGAAAATACGAAACTCCCGACACCCCGGGCACAACCTATCCAGCTACCAAATGGCCATGCTGCATCAGTTTTGATACCGTTGGCGGAGATGGTGGTGGAAGCGCAAAAATCGCCTTTACGATCAATATCAATGGCGATCCAACAGATGGTGATTTCAATGTAAGCCAACTCGCATTCACACCAACCTCATAATAAAACAATATGCCCTAGAAATAGGGCATATAAAAGGAGCGCCATGGAAAAACTTACCATTAATGCCGTTAAACGTATTGCTATTAATGACGATGAAAGTCGCGTCATTGAATTTGATCCTACTGATATGCTATTCATTGAACGGTTCTATAAAATATATGGAGAACTCGGAGCAAAAAATGAAGAATATCAAGCATATCTGAAAAAACTGGATGAAGAATCCGGCGGGGATACGCTCAAAAATTTTGGAGAAGGTATCCGTTATCTGAAAGAGACGTGCTTATATTTGCGGGAAAAAATTGATCAGCTTTTCGGAAAAGGAACCAGCCAAAAAGCTTTTGATGACTCTCTTAGTTTTGATATGATTGCACAATTCTTTGAGGGAGTTATGCCCTATCTTTGGCAGGAGCGCACCCAAAAAGTAAATAAATATTCTGGAAAAAACAATAGCAATGTGATGAAATGAATATCCTTGTAGAACAAATGCCGACAGCCATTGAGATTGATGGACATGAATACGAAATCAATTCTGATTTTCGTTCCTGTTTACGCATTATCTTGGCATTTGAGGATCCAGAACTGGCAATGATAGAAAAGCAGATCATTTTACTAGACAATTTGTATAAAGAGCGCCCAGAAAATCTAAAAGAAGCATTTGAAAAAGGGATCCGCTTTCTTAATGGCGGGAAGGAAAGCCAGGAAGAAGAAAATACACGCCTATATTCCTTTGAAAAGGATTCAAATTTCATCATGGCTGCTTTCCAGCAAACACATGGAATTGATCTTGAAACCGCCGAAATGCATTGGTGGAAATTCATGGCTTTATTCATGGATATGGGAAGTGAAACGACCTTCTCAAGCATTGTTGGTTTGCGCAAGCGATTGAAGAGCGGTACTGCCACCAAAGAAGAAAGAGCACTTGCTAGAGAAATAAACGATATTTTAGAATTACCGGAATTGGATAATAGAACGCTTGATGAACGAGAATCAGATGAAGAATTTATTAGGCAGATCAAAGATGCCAGAAATAGACGGAATGATCTCAGAAAGCAAGGAGCAGCATAATGGCATACGATGGCAGCATTAGAATAGATTCTCGCATTGATACAAGCGGCTATGATTCCGGAGTTAGAAAGATGGAATCCACCGCCGAGAAAGCCTCCAGTAATATTGTCAATAAGTTTGAAGATAAGTGGAAGGCAATGGATTGGGGCGGGAAACAGGCTGTCATTGAAAAAGCCACGGCTACTTATGGAAATGCGTGGGACACACTGAGTGCAGAGCAGGCGCATATTGCTATTCTGAAAACCATAGAAGATATGGAGAAAATGCCAGAGCCATTGGAAAAAAGCGCTAAATCCATGAAAAAAATGAGCGTATACGGGCATGGATTTAGCAGGATACTAAACGCCCTAGTTCCTGGAATGTACCGCATGCGCAGAAGCGTGGTTGGGTTGAATGAAATGGCTGTTGATATGGGAGAGGCGGCAAAATCCGGCGTGAACTTATTCTCCGCAATTAAGGCATTGCCTATGATATTAACTTTGGCTGCCATTGGAGTGGCATTATTAGCAAAAGCAGCGTTCAACTGGGCGCAAAAGACCGTAAACCAACTATATGAAAATCTAAGCATAACTTCTGCTTTCAGAGATAAGGTTGTTGAATTGAAGGGCGCATTTGATTCTGTGAAGGGCGCCATGCAGGCATTAGGTGCGTCATTATTAAATGCGATTGCGCCTATTTTATTAAAGGTCATTGATTGGTTGATTAAAGCGATCAATTGGGTATCCATGTTCATCGCTGCTCTCACCGGTCAAAAGACGGTCATGCAATATGTTTCTGGCGCAACGGATTCCGCTGCTGGCGCAACTGGGAAATTGGCAAAAAATACGAAAGACCTTAAAAAGGCTGCCGAGGGAGCACTGGCTGCTTTTGATGAGATCAATGTACTGCAAATGGAAACTGCCGATGAGGGTGGAGGCGGAGCTGCCGGCGGAAATATCGTATTACAAGAAGTAGCCGTGCCTACCGATTTTATTAAGACTTCTTGGGAAGGATTTAAGACTTGGTTCAAGGAAAAGATCATTGACCCCATTGGAAACTGGTTCAAAGAAATGTATGATGGTATTGGAAAATGGCTCATGGAAAAGGTTTTTGAACCAGGTGGAAAATGGCTTGCAGAGGCGTTTTCCAATATAACTAACCCGGCATGGTGGGCGGAACAATTCGCAGCAGTGTCTGAATGGGCTGCCGGTATCGTTCAATGGATTTTTGATAATATATTTAATCCGATAGCGAATTTCTTCAAAGAAAAAGTAATTGACCCAATAGTTAGTGGGTTTACTAAGGCTATTGAAGGAATAAAAACAACATTCGAAAATCTGAAGATAACCGTCCAAAATGTTTGGTCTACTGTTTATGGATGGTTTCAAACGAATGTTCTTGATCCAATTAAAAATGCATTTTCCATTACGCTTGGAGATATAAGAGGATTCTTCTCTGCTAAGTGGAATGATATTAAGGCTATTTGGGGAACTGCTAAGACTTGGTTTCAAACGACCGTTATAGATCCAATTAAAAATGCGTTTACAACTGCCTTGGATTCGATAAAGACTAAATGGGAAACGATTTTCGGTGGAATAAAAACTTTCGTAAAAGGCATTATTAATTCCATTATTGATTTCTTGAATGGTATGCTGCGAGGCGTTGCTACTGGAATTAATGCAGTTATAGGATCGATCAATAAATTAAAGATAACCATTCCTGCGTGGATTCCTACTTATGGTGGAAATAGCATTGGTTTCAATATCCCAACCGTTACCGCTACACAGATTCCACGACTTGCTACTGGCGCAGTAATACCACCTAATGCAGAATTTGCGGCTATTCTTGGAGATCAAAGATCTGGCACAAATATAGAAGCGCCAGAGGGATTAATACGTCAGATTATTCAAGAAGAATTGGGCAGCATAAAAACTGATGTGGAAATAAAATTCTCCGGTTCACTGGGTTCTTTGGTGCGAGAACTAAAACCCTACATTGACAAAGAGAATACCCGTATTGGCGGTAGCCTAGTGAAAGGAAATGCATGAGCGATTTATTAACCATTGACGGCGTTCAATACGATGTAGACATTATTGATATGAAGCGCTCTGCTGAATTTCTCTACAAGTATGCCGAACGAACTGTTGATGGTGTGCTGAATTCTGAACTGATCGGAGTTTACTTCAATTATCAATTGGTGTTTGCAAAAAATGTAAATGAGACTGCTTATAAGGCATTATGGGCGAAGCTTACAGAGCCAACGGAATTTCACACGGTTGTTCTTCCGGATGAGGACGGAGTACATACATTTTCTGCTTATTTTTCGAACATAAAAGACACGTTCGTAAAAGTAAAGGATACCAGACGGTATATTAGCGGGCTATCCGTAAATATCATAGCCAGATCGCCGGCAAGAATATGATAACTTATCCTGTTATTCGACTGACTATAGGAAGTGAAACGCTGGAATTCTCCAATGAGGAAGTAATCAGCGCGAATCTCGTTGAAGAAATCAATATGATCAGCGTTGAAGTTCCCATCAGCGTAATAGAATTCAGAATATTGAGTACGGATACATCTTTTTCCATGTTTTCGGGAGAGTATTTTGATCTATTGTCTGAACGGTTGCCGGTTATGGTGTATGAAAGTATTGATGGCGTAGAAACATTCCTGGGGAAATATTATCTTGAGGAATGGAAAAATGTAAGTGAACACGAGTTTGAATTCCGCGCCATAGATATAATAGGCGTCATGGAAGCCACGGATTATGATGGCGGATTCTGGGGAACAGCCACAAAATTATCGGTAATCCTTTCGCAAGTTCTCAATGCAATTGATGTGCCATATGTTTTGGATGACAGCATAAAAGATACGGAACTAACTGGGTGGATTCCACCAGGAACATATCGGGGAGCCTTGCAGCAAATATGCTATGCCGCAAAAGCCACCGCCTCTACATCCAGAAGCAGCAGTTTATTAATAAATCCTATTTCTTTACCCGATAAACTTTATGATGTAAAAATAGGCGATTCTGAAAAATTCATGGAGCAGTCCATCGAATTGCAGCCTTTGGTTACCAGCATAGAATTAATAGCTCATAATTATACACAAGGGGACACATTAGAAGAAATATTCAACAAAGAACTTCCTGCAGGAAGTCATAAAATAGTATTCGAGAAACCTTATTATGATATTGTTATTGATGGACCTGGTTACACCCCATCGTTGCTGATCACAGAAACAGACGATTTTATCATTACAGAAAACGGAGATTTCATTGAGGTGGGTGGTGAATATGTTTTTGGACCGAATAGCATTTATCTGGAATTGCAGGAAGCGGGAACAGTTACTATAACCGGTTACCCATGGCTTGATAGCAAAAGATCATATACTTTTCGGGAAACCGGCGTAACCGAATATGCCAATAAAAACGTCTTGAAAATCAGCGATGCGACATTGGTATCTGATACCAATGCACAGGCTGTATTAGACCAAACAAGGGATTATTACAGGCAACGCTATGTGCAGAAAATAAAATTACTGCCTTCTTCTGTTAAACCAGCGGATATCGTGCTTACCAATACATTTTATGGAAAAAAGATTTTAGCAAACGCAAAAAAAATGAGCACTGACATGACAGGTGGGCACCTGGCTACTACCGAAATATTTGGAATAGAGCCAGCTTATGTTCCACCTGCCGCTGAACCAGTAAGACGAGCGAGAACGGGAATAGCGATTTGTGGCGCAGATTTAACAAGAAATAATGGCTGGCGAGAATACGCATAAGGATAAACTATGGCAAACATAAAATTTTCAGATTTAGCAATAAACCCCGATACCCTGCTGGAAACGCCAGCAAGCGGAGACTATGTACTGATTTATGATGTAAGCGAACCACTGGACATCAATAAAATAAAGGTGATTGCCTATGGTGATCTGGTAAATCTCGCAGCTCAAAGTGCATTACAAGCCTTAGTTTCTGGTCAAGCAGCGGGAGATATGCTTTATGCAGATACGGCAGCTTCTTTAGCGAGACTTGCAAAAGGAACTGCTGGTCAAGTATTGAGAATGAATTCCGGCGCTACTGCTCCTGAATGGGGAAATAATTCTGGATTATCGTGCTACGGATCATTTTATGAGGCTAGCGAGACTATCAGCGCGACATCATGGGCAGATGTGCCTAATGCTACTACGGATATCACGGTTCCATCTACAAGTGTATTGATTGCGCTCGCTGTCATGAATGCTGTTTGCTATGATGGAAATTTGTATGTAAGATGGGTGCTTGATGGTACAAATCAAAATTATATTAAATTTGAAGGAGAGGGCAGTTCTTTAGATAGGGGATTATCTATTATTGGGGTAAAAGCTTCTGTTTCATCAGGGGTAAAAACCTGTAAATTACAGGCGTATGGTTCGAATTTAATTGCAACCGATAGATTAGATCAAATAAACGCTTTTATTCTGGGATTTGCAGAATAGTTATGGTATTCCATAAGCGGAGGATAAAATGAAAAAGAAAATTAAAGTAATTCTTGGGACGCTTATTTTTCTGCTCGCCGCTCTTGCCATATCCTATGTCCATTTTACTAAAGATCAAGGCGGCTATTACAACAGCATCACAAACACGATCTACTGCACTGATCGGGAATCTTGTATCCACGAAATAGGACACAAAGTGGATGATGAAAACGGTTGGATCAGCGAAACCTTCGAATGGAAATACGCGGTTGATTGGTATAGAGTAAAAATATACTATTATCCAGAGGAAAGGGACGAATTCTCCAATCAAATCATGTTTTTCCCAGGGACTGGATGGTCGGAGAAAAAGACGACAAATCCATTTATAAAATCATATTGGACTGGCGGGTGGGGAGGATTAACAGAACTATATGCTGAAATCCTCACGTGGGCTGATGGAAAGCCCCAAAACATGCCGGAGATGTTCAGAGAATTTTACGATTGGAACAGGATCAACGAGTTAATGACTCAATACAATTTGGAGTAACCTATGCCAAAACTATATACTAAAGATACATGGACAGATGAAGTACTAGCCGATGATGCGCTGCACAAGATAACCGATCCGGCTGGTGATCCGATTCCCGGTAGCGTAACTGATCTGACAACCGCTATTGCGGCACTGAATAGTTTACTCGAAATTTTGAAAACCGGTTCAAAGATCAGCCTTATCACGGATGTATCAGTAGCAGGAACTCCCCTTACTGCTACCAGAATGAACAATATCGAAGACGGTATTGACGCGCTAGACGATTTGCTGGTGGCATTGCAAAATAAGTTTACTTTTGATGCAGCCACAGAATTGACCATCGTAAGCGGAGCAATTACCGCCACTCAAACAGTCCATAAATTGCAGCCGGAAACAGGCACAACGGATGATCTGGATACAATCAGCGGATTGAGTGAAGGCGATATACTTATCCTCTACGTTTCCGATGCTGGCACAGATACCATTACCATCAAACACGGAACCGGAAACATCTCTTGTTTAGGAGCTTCTGACGTAGACCTATCCCAAGGATCAGCCATTTTTTACAGCGATGGAACCACGGTGTATTTAATCGGTGGTGGGGGCGGCGGCGGATCCGCTCCTGCAACCACAGCCGAGAACGATTTTCAGGTAGGAAATGGTTCCGGATCGTGGATAAAGAAGACACTGGCGGAAACGAAGACAATCCTCGCTGTATTGGAAAGTCTTGTCGGGGATACCACCCCTCAATTGGGTGGCGACCTCGATATGAATGACCACGGTATTTCTGTAAATGTTGAACCGACCGATGATCTAGATTATCAGGGAATCGTAACTACCATGACGGTAGATACCAATGCTGAAGGAGTAGGTGCACCATTATTTTTAGCGGCTGATGGTCATTTAGATACTGCCGATGCTGATACTGTGGCAACTGCTCCATGTGTTGCGTTGGCATTGGAAACAGGAACAGGTAGTAAGAAAGTTTTGCTGATGGGTACTCTGCGCGTGGATGCGTGGAACTGGACTATTGGACCTGGCGCGACATCACTTATATATTTATCAGAAACAGTTGGAACGCTCACGCAAACCAAGCCGACCACGGAAGACGCGGTTGTTCAGCCAGTTGGTTTTGCTCTCACGGATGATATGATTATGTTCAATCCGTCTATGATATTTATAACGCACGGTGCATAAATGACGATTACAACTATTCAACCCAATGGCGCTAATGGAATCGATACATTTATTTATGCCTTGGCAGGAGATAATTTCGGAACGGAAACATATATGTACATTGGAGAGGCAAATAATGGGGCGGGTGCATATTGTCGAGCACTGCTGAAATTTGATCTTTCTGGAATCTTGTCTAGTGATATATCTACGTCATCAATTCTTTATTTGAGAACATGTTCTGACGGATATTCTAGCGATTATGCTACTAATGCACCAACCTATTATATCTATCACGTACTGCGCGACTGGGTAGAAAATCAAACCACATGGACTATTTTCTCAACTGGAAATAACTGGGGAACGGTGGGATGTTCGAACACTGCAACAGACAGAGAAAATACAGTAATTGCAACTGGATCAACAGTTAATAACTTAGCCATAGATTCAGAGGTCGCAATTACTTTCTATAATTCTGAAATAAAGAAATATTTTGGTTCTACTCTTAA